TATGTTAGCAGCATATGGATCGATATAAACTTTGTAACGACCATTTAAAGTACCAGCGAATGTAGATGAAGTGTCATCAACATTTAGGTTGTTGTTTAACGCAGGAGTGTAATCTAATACACCTGCCATTTGTAATGCAGAGGCAACATCAGCAGAACATAAGATAATATTACCTTTTCCTCTACGAGTTTGTTGACCGATTGCATTAGCATCTCTTTCAAGAGCAAACATTAGACCTTTGAACTTTTCAACTGACCATCTACCATTTGAGTCTGTATCTAAGTCAAAGATACCAGCGGTAGTTGTGTTCACTTGAGCACCTTTTACAGAAGAAACGTAGATATTTCTAACAACTTCTCTGTTTATTTCTGCAAGTATTTCAGCAGATAAGATGTTTGCAAGTTCTGTTTCAGCGTCAAGACCATGTATCGCTTTTAAGTCTTGTGCAAGTTCCATTGTGTACTCGGCCTTTAGAGCCCTAGTAACAGCGGTAACTGTGTGCTTCTCAATTGAGAACGCCATTTGTGCAAAAGTGTTTGTTGATGAGTTATCACCTAACGCTTCACTTTGTGCAGTGGTCATACCTGTCGCAGTTTCGTATGTTCCAACAGGACTATCGTTAAGAACAGCAGGGTTAGTTGCAGTATCAGTGATATCTCCACCACCTGTTGTTCCTTGTGCGTTTTGGTTTGAGAAATCTTGTTGTGACTCGTCTGCGAGCATTTCTGCACCAGTTTGTGAAGTCTTTCTAGATCTCATTGCGAATATAAGACCTGTGGGGCCTGTCATAGGTTGTACACCACAGATGTCATAAGCGATTAAGTTAGGCATAGACCTTCTGACAAGTGAGATCAAAATTGGATCCCAATTATCTATTGAAGTACCAGTTGCGTTTTCTGGTGCTGCCTCTCTCAAGAACGCTCTGTCCTCTCTGAGTGCTTTTTCTTGGTTTTCAAGAATTAAAGTAGTAACTGCCCTTTTGTATGCATCCTCAATCTTAGGTAGATCTGGGTGTGCAAGGACTGGTGACCACTTCTCTTGTAGATGTTCTGTCTGAAACATAATGCTTCTCCTTTTAATATTATCTACTTATTTATAATTTTCGTTACTTTGCACCATTGCCAAATTTACCGATTGCCCTCATATATGAGTGCATAGAGTCGGTAGTATCAACGTCCTGTGCAGATCCAGTCTCCTCATCATCAATTACAGTTTCAGTTTCTACTGGTGTTTTCTTTCCAACTTTAGGAAAGTAAGACTCTTTTAGAGTGTCTAACTTTTCTTTGAAAGAACTTTCGTCTGTGAACTCCACATCTCCAGTAAGAGAGCGAAACTTTTCAATTTCTGTTTCAGCGAGATCGTCAGTAGCTTCTGATATCGCCTTTTCCTTTATTAGAGAGGTTTTGTCTTGTCTTAATGTTACAATATTTGATATTGCTTCATCAAGTTTACCCTCTAACTCAGTAATCTTCTCTGATTGTGCTTCTAGTACATCATACTTTTCATCTGGTACGTCTACATAATGATCTTCAAATAGTTGCTTCAACCCAGAAATGAAATCCTCTGCAATTTCGCCTTTTAGGCCTCTTTCGACTGCGAGTTCATTTTCTTTCATCCATTCTTCGACAACGTAGTTCAGATAAGTGTCAACTTTCTCTGATAACTCTTCCTTTGTCTGTTCTATAGATTCATCTAATTCTGATTTATATTGACCCTCTAGTCTTTCGACTTCGGTTCTAATTTTAGATTTTACAGCGGCTTCGAATACTGTTGCAGCTTTTCTCTTGAACTCTTCTGAAAGGTCACCCTCTCCGTTCATAAGTGCATTAACGTGTTCTGAAACATCGACAGTCTTTAATCGAGCTTCGATTGCTTCATTCATATCGTCATCATCATCTTTTTCGTCATCGTCATGAGCACCCATTTTCTGCATAGCTGCATACATAGCCATCATTTGTGGTTTTGTCATTTTGTTGTTTAACATTTTGTTCATACCGGCATGAAGTTTCTCTTTGGTCATCTTCTTTGGGTCTTCCATGTCTTCATGATGTGCTTCAGATACCATTATTTGCATATCTTCTGCCATGACTTTCTCTTCGATACCATGTTTGAACTGGACATCATACCACTGTACAAAACCCTCATCATCTGGTATTGCGTGTGAACCATGAACTGGGTTACCTTTACCCCATACTGGATGTTCTACGACTGTTGCACAATCGTGATCTTTTGAGTGACATAGTTCTCTGATTTCCTCGTCTGAATATCCTTCTTCCATATCTTTTCCATTCTTCTTTTTATGGGCCATTGCATTGAGTTTTTTCATTTTGTCTGGAGCACCCTCACCTTTTTGTTGTGCATCACCACCGATCTCTTTGGCAGCTCCGGCAACTTTCTTCGCTGGTGCATCTCCTTGAGTTGGTGAAACGACTGCTTTACCAGTGTCTTGTACTTCACCATTCGCTTTTTTCTTCATTGGTTCGGCTGCGACTGCACCTTTTTTTGGTGCATCATGCATACCCTCTTCGAGCTCGGCCATAACTTCCGCCTCTAGCTCTTCTATAGTTTTTTCTGTATTTGACATGGGGATGTCTCCTCTATTTTAATATTTATTTATAAGTTATAACTTTTTGAGAAACCTTAAAAATTCTAAGGCATTCTCGTTTTCCTGTCGTTTGCGTACTCGTTCATTTATTCTTCGTTTTTGACGTTCTAGTTCTGCCTCAACTAATGAACCATTGTTCCAAACCCACTCTTTTCCCTCCATGATACCCTCTACGAAAGCATTCGGAGCGGAAGGGTCTGCAACGATGTCGGCTGCAGTCGCCAGGTAAAAGTCACTTCTCACATAGTTAGCACCATTCTTTTGGTCTAAACTCCCCATTCCTCTTGATGAAACTCCAAGTTTTGCACCCTCGTCCATCAAAGATTTAACAATATTTCCCATTGGTGTTTTGAGTATTTTCGCCTCACCAATGAAATTCTTTCCGTCTGGTTTGAGAGATGTTATCATATGTGATGCTCTCTCAAGATTTACTGTTGGGCCATCTGGGTGTCCCAACTCTCCAAACGCACGATTCTCGTTGATATATTCTTTATTATATCTGTTTACTTCTTTATTTAGTACTTCCATAGGATAGACACGACCATTTCTATTCTTTATGTCTGCTTGCATAAAGACACCTCGTATCTTATAATTTTTCTTTCCGTTCTCTTGTTCCTCGCAGATATACTCTACGTTTTGAATTTCTTCTGATATTAGTTTTACTGTCTGTGTCATACTGGATTCGCCTGTGTTACTACTTCTATGTGGACTGCACCATCACTACCACTACCTGTTTCATTGATGACTGATATAAAATAGTTTTCCTCAGCAGCGTTGATTAATACACCACTTCCAGCGTTCAAACCATCTGCATCTGTTCCGTCTAAGTGAATTAAAGACCCAGCATCTGATTGGTCTGAGTCTGTTCCGTCTAATGCGACCCTAGCACCTGTATCACCTCCAACTATCGGTGACCTGTCTCCCTCTGGTACAATGTTTACTGTATTATTTGCTCTGAGGTATAATCCATTTGATGATGTGACTGCTGTTCTCTGATCAATACTTGTTACCTTTATGAAAACATCATTTCCACCAAATTCGTTTACTCTAAATGCATTTCCGTTTCCTAATTTTCCTAGTGCAAGTCCATGAGCCGCATCGTCACCCAGAGTTGATGCAGTAATCGTACCAACGTGTCTAATTAATTTTAAAGCCATCTCTCTTCCTTAAATTGTTAACATTTCTTTTTCAAAATAACCCATGAGTTCTTTTTCGGAAACCCTGTACTTTTTAGAGATTTGTTGTATAGTTTTCTCAAAAGTATTTAGGAAATCTTGAGGTTTAGAGTCCATTTTTTTAAAGATATCGTCAACTGCATCTCGCATCTTTGGAGATAACTTCTTATATAACTTAGATTTTTTGTGTTCATCTTTCTCCGTTACTGGAGTATAAAATGAATCAAACTTCTTCGACATCTCCATCGTCCTTTACTACAGTTTTTACAAAACTATTTGCAACTTCTCTACGTTTAGTTTCTAAAGCCGCACCAATCTTATTTTGCATTGCAGATTTGAAAGAACTTTCTGCTTCAAGGTTCTTACCCATTTGTAACGCATCTACGAAATCTTCACTACTCATTATTATCTCCTCCTTGTTTTGGTGGTTCATCATTATCATATTTATCTACATCATCTGCACCGATAATATTACCACCTTGTGATGGATATCTTGTGACACCATCTGTGTTTTGGGGTAAATCTACTCCACCATCTTCAACATCTTCTCCTGCTTCTCTATTCATTTGTTTTTGCATTTCTTCAATCTCATAGTCTGTCATTTGCAATACGTTTGTTTGCACCCATTGTTTACTAAAGAATGTTCCGATATAAGAGTCGATAGTTCCTAACATATCAACTTGTTCTCTGAGTATCTCTGCTTTCTTGAGTTCTGCAAAATGACCATCTTGCATGAAGTCATACTGTATGTGTTGATTCATTTTATCCCAATCCTCAAGAGTAATAACACCCTTGAGAACTAGTTGGGTTTTCAAAATATCTGTGAATAGAGGTGTGAACTTTTTTCTTAATCTTTGTACGAACTTAGTAAATTTAAGTTCATCTCTTGTAATCTCTGTGGAACGACCAAGACTGAAACCTTGTTCTGCTTCTAGTCTTGAGATAGGAACATTGAGTGACCTGTATAGTTTTCTCTGAAAGTAAATTATATCATCTATCTCACCAAGATTAGAACCACCAGGCAGTGTAGTAATCTCTGTTCCTCTACCACCCTCTCGTCTTGGTAACCAAAAGTCTTCCAACATTGACATATGATTTCTATCATCTCGTATCTCACCAGTAGATGCATCATAGACCAGTTTGTTTCTATATCTGTTCATCACATCTTTTAGATACTGTTCTGCTTTTATCTTCGGTAAGTTACCCACATCAATATAGAATATTCTTCTTTCTGGGGCTCTTGATATCCTGTAAATAACTAACGCATCTTCAATCATGCGTAACTGGTTTACAGGTTTTATCGCTTTATGTAAATACGATAGAACGTGTCCTTTGTTTGCATCTACCAAACCAGATGGACAATATGTAATACTATCTGGTGATATTCTTATACCCTCAGATGTTCCTGTCATCGCCATACCTTTTTCATTGTAAAGGTAATACTCTTCTACTTTTTTAATTAAATTTAAACTAGTACCACTCTTAGGTTGTTTTACTATTTCTCTAACTTTCTTGATTTTTCTGGGTTCAATAAACCTAAGTTCCATCACACCCTGTCTTGGATTTTTCTTATCAATCACTTTGTGATAGTATAATCTACCATCAACATACCATCTACGAAAGATATCGTGACCTTTTGTATCAAAGTCTAAAAGTCTGAGAACACTATCAAACTCTTCTCTCACTCTATCTTTTATTCTTTTGGGATATGGTAATCTATCTAAAACAATAGATACCGATTGATCTCTTTCATCAGCAACGATACCCTCGTTTACAATATCTTCAATCGCAGAGTCACACTCTGGTTGTTGTGATATATCACGATATCTTCTGATTAAGTCTTGTTCTGTGCGATCTCTACCATCTGCATCTAGAACTTGACTATAAAAACCACCACCACTTAGGTCGATAGCCCCATCATTAGACGTAGGGGCGGTGAACTTCTCACCACCCTTACTATCTTTGATTCTTTCAAACTTGAAACCAAATAGTTCTGCCATAATATCTCCTACTTACTATTTGTATTTAGTAGGTTAGATTTAGAAACTTACGCCAGATGGTTCGTAGTGTTG